TTAAATTTTTTTCCTTTGCTTAAAACTAATTTATTATGAAGAAGAATAACTGAGACCCACAGACTAGCAATGATGTTGGGGGCTTATATGTGAAGCAGGGGCGTTTAATGAATGAGCGACCTGATGGCATGACGGGTATTCAGCAGGCTGCTAAGTTGAGAAAGATGAAGTGTAATTCTGAGAAGGCTGAGATTATTGCCAACGGTATTTCACTTGCAGAGATTCGTGAGAACATACATAGTATGGGAGATATGTTCTAGGATTTTATTTTTGATGTCTGATGACAGAGAGATTTCATTTTGAGGTCTCTCTTTTTTTATTATTTATATTTTCTATTTAACATAATAATACAATATCGACACTATAATGTCGTTTTAATGTCGATTTAGTGTCGAAAATAAATAGTTAACTAACTGATAATCAATAGTAGTGTCGAAAATGTCGATTTCAAAAAGCAACTGTAGATGAAAAAAAAATATAAAGGAGGTAGAAAATATATATATATATAGGGAGGAAGAATATTGACATTCCGACATTGTGTGTTTAGTTCGAAATAATATATTATATTTGCAGAACAATTTAATTAAATCATATGAGCAATAATCAGATGGGCTTCACGCCCAAGCATCTCAACTTCGGTGAGGACGGACAGCAGAAACTTATCAGTGGCATCAACAAGATATCTAATGCGGTAAAGAGCACCTTGGGTCCAAGTGGAAATACGGTATTGATTCAGTCACCAAACCACACCCATGGGATAACGGTCACTAAGGATGGTGTAACTGTAGCGAAGGCTATTGACCTCCTTGACCCGGTGGAGAACTTGGCGGTTCGTATGATGAAGGAGGCTGCGGACAGGACCGCATCTACTGCGGGTGATGGGACCACCACGTCAATAGTCTTGACAGAGGCGTTAGTGGAGCATGGTCTTGAGTACCTGACGGAGGGGGTGAACAGGACGGAGGTGTTACGTGAGATGGTTACTCTTACTGATGAGGTTGTGGAGAAGCTAAAGAAGATGTCCAAGAAGGTCACTAAGAAAAGATTGTTGGACGTTGCTACTATCTCTGCGAACAATGACAAGGCTATAGGAAAGATTATTGCTGACGTGCATGATGAGGTTGGCGAGAGTGGGATAGTGACGGTGGAGAAGTCACAGGGGTCGAAAACATATTATGAGACTACAAATGGGATAAAGGTTGACAGGGGATATACCTCACCTCTGTTCATAACAAACCACAAGCGTGACGAGTGTGTCATGGAGGACGTGTATGTTTTGGTGTCAGACGCTGAGGTGTCAAACATTTTACAGATTGAGAATGTATTGAAACCAATCATACAGGAGAACAAGAAATTATTAATCATTGCACCGTGCAGTACGAATGTGGTAAACACATTGGCAGCGAATGTAATGAAGAGCAATCTAGGGATATGTAATATTATACCACCGCAGTTTGGATACAGGCAGCATGAGCTGATGCAGGACATAGCGTTGAGTGTTGGTGCTACATACTTCTCTGAGAAGACAGGGGATGACCTCAGCATAATCAGTGCTGATGACTTGGGTCACTGCTCCAAGGTGATAGTTAGACGGGACTCAACGGTTATCCTCAAGGATGATGAGGAGTCAAACGCTGAGGCGATTGAGCAGAGGGTCTCTGAGCTGTGGGAGCAGAAGGAGATACTTGAGAACCCTGAGGAGAAGGACTTCGTGCTATCGAGGATAGCGTCACTTACGGGAGGCATCGGTGTTGTGTATGTCGGTGGGAACACTGACTTGGAACAGAAGGAGCTTTACGACAGGGTTGATGATGCGGTGTGTGCAGTACGGTCAGCATTGGTAGAGGGTATCCTCCCCGGTGCGGGCATAGCACTACACAATGCGTCTATAGACATTCGAACCAATAATGAGAAGGACGGGGCTAAAAAAATTGCTCACGCAATTTTAGAGTATGCCTTAACGGCTCCGATATGTCAGATACTTGAGAATGGGGGATTGAAGTATGATGAGGTGTATGAGGGTAAGCGTGATGAGAAGATAGTTGAGGGCTACAATGTCAAGACCCGTGAGTACGGTGACGTATTCAAGATGGGAATCATTGACCCTGTAAAGGTTACACGCAGTGCATTACAGAACGCAGTCAGTGTAGCTGTGACGATACTGTCAACCAACGCAATAATAACAATGGCAAGAACATATGAGGCAGGAGAGTAATATAATATAGGCACTCGTTGATTGCTTCCCTAACGATGCTGACCTAGGGAGAGAGATTCGTAAACTATATAAACCAAAAGACAATGACACCGATAGGAAAGAACATAGTCATCAAGACGATAGACGAGGAGATTAAGACCACATCAGGTCTGCTGCTATCTGCAGAGGATGCAAGCGGATTCAGATACAAGAAGGGTCAGGTTGTAAAGCCGGGCACTGAGGTTGAGGTGATTAGTGAGGGCGACATGATATACTACGACAAGAGGTCGGGGTATACGATGCTCATCAATGAGGAGCCGTACACAATCATTTCTGAGAGGGATGTCGTTGTTGTCTTATAGCAGCATTCATCTCTTTGATGAAGTTCCTATAGACCTTGTCATTATACTTGACATTCTTTGCGAACATCTTGTTTGATGATGGGGAGGTGGGAATCTCTTCACCCTCAAGCTTCTTGTATATTGAGGTAAGCATACGCTGAGCCTTGTATGAGAGTTGGTATAGTGCCTTCCTTTCCCTGAGCCTTTTTCTGAACACCTCAATCCATCCGTCTTGACGTAGCTTCTCGAAGCGGTTCTTGTTCCAACTCACAAGCTCATCAAACTCCATGAACTTATCCCTATCGAAGTAATCCTCAGTCTTGAGGAACAGTAGCATATCAAGGTCTTCCTGTGTTAGACCATACTTTGACTTGATGAAATATCGGATGACCCTCCAATACTTTAAATAATCCTTATCCATAATTTTATTAAATTTGTAACAAATATAAATAATCTATGGCAACTAAGGGCAAGATGAAATGCAACAAGGTTGTTGCATCAGACAGAGCAGGTAAGAAGAAGATGGTTAAAGCCTGTGAGGGTGGCAAGGAGAAGCTTATTCACTTTGGTGCTAAGGGCTATGGTCACAACTATTCACCTGCAGCTCGCAAGTCATTCAAGGCACGTCACAAGTGTGACACCGCCAAGTCAAAACTTACCGCAAGATATTGGGCGTGTAAAAGTTTATGGGCGGGTAAAGGTGGCAGCACAAAGTCCTCACCAAAAAATCGTAAAGGAAAATATTAGTATATTTGTAAAAAAAACATTAAAACAATGGCACGAAGTAAAAGAGACCTTGCTACTCCATTAGCAATGAGTGGGGATTTTGACCCTGCAGACTACAACAAAGACGGTGTAGTAACCCCTAAAGAGCAAAAAAAATATAATAAAGTTCAAAAACTTAAGGCAGGCGGTGCTGCAAAAGTCAAGAAAATCACAAAGAAATCAGAAGTAACTACGGAACAGAAGAACGCAATGAAAGTACAAGCGGCTAAAAATATAGCTAGTGTAGCTGCCGGAGTATTAGGTGCAGCTAATCAAGTTAAAAACTTAATAAAAAACTAAAGAATGGGAAAAGCTTTAGTATGGTTAGGAAATAAAATCATCGCATTTGGATTGTGGTGTAAGAGAACTTGGAATAAGTTCCTTAGTAAGTTAATGTTTAATATATAAAAAATGGACGACAAGAAAAAAAGATTTGGAAAAGACAAGAAAGTTGCTGCTGCTGCAAAACAAAAACAACAAGCTGCTTACGCATCTATGTGTAAAGAGTATAAGAAAGCTAATCCTGATTCAAAAAGTTGCAAGATTATTCCTGCACAAAAAGCTGAGTTACAAGCAATGGTCAGTAAGGTTCAGGGTGCTATGAATCGTAAAAGCGACCCTAATTATCCAAAGACAAGGGAAGCAGACAAAGCAACTATTCAGGCAGCTTATAATAAATAATAATGTTTAAAATATAAAAAAACAAGTTATGTCAAAAATGCAAACAAAAAAAAATGGTCCGGGTGATAAGAAACACACAATTATAGATAAGAATTGTGTACAGAAAGTTATGCAAAACAATAAGGTGCTTTCATCAACGCAGTTAACTAAAACAGAGTGTTCCTATCTTAGAAAAAAAATTGATACGGAGATTGATAAATCTTCGGGGAATCAAACGTATAAAAGCAAATCGGACAAGCCACAAGGTGAGGGGACACTATCTGCTAGTATGGTAAAAAACCTGAGAACAAACTATCATAATGCAAAACAGGAGGGACCTAAGGCTGCTAAGAATTATTTAAGCACTCTCCCTGCTGAAGGTAAAGCCGCATTAATAAAATATGGAATAAAATAAAACTTTTTGCACAGATTCGAGGACATAAGGAAAAAGTTCAACGCTATGAAAGAGACCCCTCAAAAAAGCAGGGGTCTTGGCGATAGCATCGAGAAATTCACCAAGACTACAGGCATCAAGTCAGTCGTTGATAAGATATCTAAAGCCACCGGCACGGATTGCGGATGCAATGATAGACGTGATACCTTAAACCGTAGATTCCCTTTTCAATAATGCCAATGCAAATCTCCATATCAAATGCTATAGGTGGTATAATAATATTATAATAAATTTAATATCTTTGTATTAATAAAAAACAACAAATGACAACACCATCGAGTAATGAACAGTTTGTAGGGGTTAACGCCTCACAGGACTTAACAGAGAGAGGCTCTTCTCTGATTAATAGTAAAAGACAAATATATACCTATACTGACCTAATGTCAGGAGCTGCAGGAGCGACTAATTTAGTTTCGGGGGGTGCAGGTATATTTGCAGGAGTTAGCAAATTGAGTGCTGCATACACTATAGGCGGCATCGAATATGACTGTTACAATCTAAAGTGTATAGCTCCACTTAGACCTGAGGCTACAGTTCACGTTATTTTGATAGGTTCTATTGAGGTGGGGGCAGGTAACATATTTTTTATTAACAACCGCTCTAATATTGAGTCTGTAGACTTTAGTGGATTTGGAGGTTATACTAATAACCCATTGAACCTTGGAGCAATGGTAGATGACTCTACAAACGTAGCAAGACAGCTCAACGGATTGTTTTACGTTAATCAAGAAAACATACCTACATACCCTGTAGAGTTTAGTGCTTTATATATCATAGCCACAGACACTGCAGCCTTTGAGTGTGACGCATATATAGACATGGACTTCATTGTTGAAAAAGACACAACGGTAGATTTTACCATCAACCCATAAAAAAAAATAAAATGGAACAAACATTATTTACGGTAACGGACGACAAGGGAACGGTTCTTAAGCCGATAGATGCAACATACAGTATTAACTATATGTACAAGGAAGACCCATCATCAACGACAGTATTAGAGGGGGTAATTAGCAGAGGTGCTGTGAAGGGGGAAGAGTTTCCTGAGAAAGACCCTCTAAAAGAGTTAGAGTATTCTGAAATTATTATCACTACGGAATCTAAACCCGGGGGATGGAATGCTTATTCGGGGAAGGCTCAAAGATTTTTAAGTAAAACCCCTGAGAAAGGAGAAGGCATTAAACTTCCCTTTACGGGGACAATTCCTACCAAAGAAGAGGCTCAAGATTCTATGGAAGCAAGAAAACAAGAAATGATTGCTGCCTTAGAAGTAATATATCCACCGTCCAATTAAAAAATAATAGACTATGTCAATGCAAATCTCTATATCAAATGCTATAGGCGGTGGTGGAGGTTCACAGGGAGGAGCACCTACGCCAAATGTAAAGAGGTCTTACAATAATGATTTTTTTGAAATTGGTATTATACCTATACTAAGTGCGATAAACGATACTGATTACTTAAATAATGGAACTGAATTTACTGCGAGTTTTTGGTTAGATGTTATACCTACCTTTTCATCTTGGACAGAGGATGTAGTGCCAATGTCAAAGGTGGTAGCGGGTAGCGGTGGTAGAGATTTGTTAATTGTATTTAGGAATTTTGAAAATGGAACTTTAGAGGTTAGGATTTGGGTAAATGAAACTGAAGTGTTTAAAAATACGAGTCTATCTACAGATATGAATAATTGGAATCATATTTTATTCCGTTATGATGGTACTAAAGCAGGTACTTATATATCTGAGTTATACATTAATGATGTTTCAATAACAAACGAATCAACTACGGGGGGTGTTAGCTTTCAATCTGCATCAAAAGTATTCGGAATTGGTACAGAGATAGGGACGGGATTATCAGAAGAGATGGATATCACAAAGGTAGGTATATGGAATAGAACACTAAGACTTGCAGAAATAACAGCTATATATAATAACGGATGCCCAACAGATTTAAGTCCTTATAGTCCTAACACATATCTTAAGATTGACGACTATACAACTGCTAATGGTGAGTTACAATTTCCTGATAGTGGAAGTGCTATCGGTACTTGGGAATCACTATCCGATGAAGCAGATGGAATATCAACGAATGTACCTTGTCCGTAATCAGGACTCTCGAACAAGCTATTGAATGGAGTGAACCAATGCCTGTAGAATAAAAGTCATATTTTTTTTATTATCTTTGTGTAGAAATACTTATACCAATATAGGTGCTAAGTGTTATTCAAATAATAATTATGGCATATCAAAAATTACAAGCAAGTAGAGCTTTATCCGTGATACCAAGTGACACGATAAACATTCCAAGCCCTGCCTCATTAGCATTTAGTAGTACAACGACAGCAGCAGCAGCATTGAAGCTTATAGATGCAGCGGGAGATTTTATTACAAGAGGTGTACGCATCGGTGATATTATATATTCACAAGGAGCGGTAGTGTCTATCGTTACAGCGGTGGATAGTGCAACGCAGCTAAGTGTTGACTTAGCAGTAGGTACAGGAAATACATACGACCTTTATGCCTCCCCTGACTCTCCGAACAATGGATGTGTTCTTTATGTTGGAGACATTTCATTGGGGGCAACTATGACTATTATTACAGCCGGAGGAGATGAGATTGCATTCGCAGGCTTACTCGCAGGTAGTTTTATTCCTGTTCAAACGACAAGAGTAAAATCTACAGACACTTTGGCTGCAGGAATTATAGCACTTTGGTAAGGTTTTATAGCACCGCCTCTTATGATATTGATATAAAATATATAATAATAAAAAATGCTCAGCGAACAAACAAAAATAAATCTATCTCCTAAAAACTTTGTTTTTATTATATGTATTGTTGCTACATTTATTGGAACATATTATTCTCTGCAGGCTCAGATTGAGGAGGCTAAAAGATTGCCACCACGAGATTCTGATGTTGACACAGCTATTGTAAAGACTCATCAGCAATTAGATTTTATACAGACAGACATCTTTGAAATAAAGGGAAGGATTCAAATAATGGAAGAGCGTCTTTATAAACTTCAATAATTATGATATGTAAATGCTGTAGACAGCCGATGCCCTCTAAATCAAAATATCTATGGATTTTTGACAATGGTCACGGTGGAATAATTGACGGTGTATATCAGACACCGGGGAAGCGTAGTCCTATATGGTCAGATGGCTCTCAGCTTTTTGAAGGAGAGTTTAATAGAGCCATAGTAAATAGATTAGTTACTTTATGTAAAGCAAACAATATAGATTATGTTAATCTTGTAGACACACAGGAGGACGTTCCTTTATCGGAGAGAACAAAGAAAGCCAATGAGATATATCGAGAGTCAGAGAAGCCCTGTATATATGTAAGCGTTCACGCCAATGGATACACAAGCGAGTCAGCAAATGGATGGGAGGTATACACCTCTGAGGGTGAGACCAAGTCTGACGACATTGCTACGGTATTATTCAACGAGGCAGACAGAGAGTTTCCAAACTATAATATGCGTAAGGACACATACTCTGATGGAGACGTTGACAAGGAGGCAAACTTTTATGCACTGATACACACAGCCATGCCTGCGATACTGTCTGAGAACTTCTTTATGACAAACGAGAGGGAATATAACCTCTTGATGAGTGAGAGCGGTAGAGACAGGATTGCCAAGATACATATTGAAATGATAAATAAAATAGAGAACGAATGAAAGAAATATTATTAAGGTTGTTTGGTAAAGGAACAGACGTAGCCGGAAAGGTTGGTGGACTTGTTGATAGGTTTGTAAGAACAAAAGACGAGAAGGCTCAGTTTGAGAAAGAGATGGCAGAGATTTTTATCAGTGCCGAGGCTGATATGCAGAAGAATGTTACCGAGAGGTGGCGTACAGATATGGCTTCAGACTCTTGGATGTCAAAGAATGTACGCCCATTGGTCCTGATATTTTTAATTGTTAACACCATGCTGTTGATATTTATTGACGCAGGGTTTATAAACTTCAAGGTTGAGGATAATTGGGTGAGCCTGTTGGAGGTATTGCTTCTTACGGTTATCGCTGCATACTTTGGTGGAAGAACGTGGGAGAAAACAAGAAAGAAATAATTCCTATCTTTGTATAAAATACAATACAATGAAATTAAATGAGAACGAGTTAATACTTCTGCAGGGACTGCACGAAGATTTTAACAAAGCCAAGCTATCCTTAGCTGATGTAGAGCTACAGAAGCATTCAATACTTAAAGGTATTGAGAACCTAAAGGAGCACTTCGCTAAACACGAAAAGGAACTAATAGAAAAATACGGAGCGGATTCTGTAATTAATATTCAGACAGGAGAGGTAACGGAGAAAAAAGAATAAGATGTCAAAGATAAGTACATACAACAATGCAAGCCCGGTAGCACTATCGGACAAGTTGATAGGAACCTCAACAAGAACGATTCCCGCTAATGCAACAAAAAACTTTTTGGTTAGTGACCTGTTGGCTTTGTTTGAGGGTAATGTAACATTGGAGGATGCACTTCTCGCAGGTAACACCTCAACGACAGCGATGATTCTTGGAGGCTCTTTAAGAATCAACTCAGGACTTCTTGACGCGTCAGGAGGATTAGGAACAAGCGGACAGTCTCTTCTATCTACAGGGACAGCGGTCTCTTGGGGAGACCCGTCAGTGGGGAAGCTTTCTCTTCCTGTAAGATATGCTGAGGCGGTAGCTAAGGGAGACCCTTTGTACATCTCAGGATATAACGTAGGTCAGTCAAGGTTAGAGGTGTCAAAAGCAGACTCAGCGTCAGCATCAACGATGCCCGCAATAGGTCTTGCAGATGCAGCATACGCTATGAATGATAATGGAAATGCAGTGTCTATAGGGACATTGACAGGCATAGACCTATCATCATTAGTTCCCGCACCAAGCGTAGGGGATGTGTTATATATAGCATCAGGAGGTGGTCTTACTAAGACCGCTCCAACAGGGACAGCACTTATTCAGAATGTAGGTATAGTGTCAAGAAACTCAGGAGCGAATGGGGTGATTGAGGTTACTGCAATAGGTAGAGCCAACGCCCTTCCGAACATCACACCATCAAGTGTTTTATTCGGAGGAACCGCAGGTCAAGCATCAGAGAGCCTTAGATTAACATACACCGAGCAGGATATATCCCAAGGTGCTACAGCATTTGCAGGGAAGACAGAGATATCTACAGGGCTTTTAAAGCTACCGCAACTGCAAACATTTTCTGATAATACAACAGCGTTAGCGGGAGACCTTATTGTTGGTGATGTATATAGAGATAATGCCGGGGGGCTTAGAGTTGTAATCTAATGGACATTAGAAAGATATCTATAGGACCCGACTACAAAGGTAGTGCCATGCATTACATTGTGGGTCAGGAGATATTAGGCTCTAAGTACACGATACATCTAATAAAATTTAATCCTGACAATGAGTCTATTAAGATATGGATTCAGCAGGAGGACGAGGTGATGCTTTGGAAGGAGTTCACCCGAACAATGCCAATTTCAATTGAATACAATATAAATTTTTAAATGCAATCACCGTTTTACTTTATAACAAAATCAAAGAACGGCAAGCGATACAATAACACAAAACAGATAGGAGGGATTGACTTTATTACAAGCACCTCTGAGGAGGACCACAAGTCCTCTAGTCGCTATGCTACAGTCATTGAGACACCAATAGGATATACGGGACCAATCGAGATTGGTGACACGCTGTTGGTACACCACAACGTATTTAAGTTCTATAACGACATGAAGGGAAGGAGGCAGAGTGGAAAGAGCTTCTTTAAAGACGACCTGTTCTTTATAGATGAGGAGCAGTTCTTTATGTATAAGCACAATGGTGAGTGGAACTCATACGATAGGTACTGCTTTGTTAAGCCAATCCCTGTAGAGGAGTCATATATGTTTAAGCCATTCTCTGAAGAGCCATTGATGGGAGAGATGGTGTACCCCAATGAATATCTAAAGTCAAAAGGCATTAAGTCAGGAGACACTATATGCTTTAAGCCTGACAGCGAGTATGAGTTTGATATTGATGGAGAGAAGCTTTATCGTATGTATGACCATCAGATAACAATAAAACTATAATGGACACAAAAGATATTAAACTAAGAATAATACAGGCGGGTATGCAGGCTGTTGAGCAGCTTATAAAGGTTGCTAAGGAGGACATTATAAAGTCTGACCCTGACGATGAGCTAGCGGCAGATAGATTAAAGAATGCTGCTGCTACAAAAAAGTTAGCTATATTTGATGCATTCGAGATACTCTCAAAGATAGAGGGTGAGAAACAGAATATAGATGTCTCAGAACGTGGGGCGACAAAGATAGATACAAAACAAGGATTTGCAGAAAGAAGGTCAAAATAACTTATACAGTGTTCTAAAGGATTATATACCATCAAAGGTGGTAAAGAATAAGAACAGGGTAAAGAGTTGGACCTATGGATATAATGACAAGTACGATGCTGTAGTAATATCCAAGTCAGGACAGATAGGAGATGTTGTAAGCATCAATGGCTTACGGATAGCGTTACCCATTGCCCCTGATAAAATATCAAAAGGAAAAGATTATTGGGAGCGTGAAGAGATTCCAAAAGAGCTTGACAAGATTCCGTCTATATTCCAATGGAATGATATGCCTTCAGCGTTTAAGAACAGGTGGATAGACTATATCGAGGGGGAGTTTGATAGAAGGGAGGAGGGATATTGGTTTATTAATAACGGGATAAAGACATATGTTACAGGGGCACATTATATGTATCTGCAGTGGCACAATATTGATGTTGGATACCCTGACTTTAGGGAGGCGAATAGGATACTATATATATATTGGGAGGCGTGTAAGGCAGACAAGAGATGCTTTGGACTAGACTACCTAAAGATTAGACGTTCAGGGTTCTCGTTTATGTCCTCTTCGGAATGTGTCAACACAGGTACATTAGCAAAAGACTCAAGGGTAGGCATACTATCAAAGACGGGGGGTGATGCTAAGAAGATGTTTACTGATAAGGTTGTGCCTATCTCTCAGCGTCTACCATTCTTCTTTAAACCCATACAGGACGGTATGGATAAGCCAAAGACAGAGCTCGCCTTTAGGATTCCGGCATCAAAGATTACAAAGAAAAATATGTCTACCATTGACGATATGGAGATGGAGGGACTTGACACCACAATAGATTGGAAGAACACAGATGATAACAGCTATGATGGTGAGAAGCTGTTGCTATTGGTACATGACGAGAGTGGTAAGTGGCTGAAGCCTAACAACATACTAAACAATTGGCGGGTTACAAAGACCTGTCTTAGGTTGAGTAGCAAGATTATAGGTAAGTGCATGATGGGCTCAACCTCAAACGCATTGAATA